AATGTAAAAATACTGAGTGTGACCATGTTGGTGAATTCGGACCAAACAATAAAAAACTAATTCGTAAAACTGGATTCTGTATTGGGTGTAATAAAAAGATGGAAACTGAGTTAAGAATTAATGGTGTTTATGAAGATTTCGCAAAATACAAAATGTTTTCTAATGCTATGGCAGATGGACTTTTAAGATTAGATGCAATAGAACAAGAAATAAAAGATTTAAAACAAGAATATCACCTATATGGTGAAGAAGGTCAAATTACAGAAACATATACTCTTCCAAGACCTGTAGATGAAATGAAAAAAGAAATGAGAGAGTTTGTAGATAAAAGTAAAGAAGAGCTAGAAGAAATAAAAGAAAAGAGACAAGAATGTTTCGATAGATTAAAAGAAAAAAATTATGAACATATTCTTTAATATATTACGAAAGTATTTCAAAGAGATACTGATTGTAGGATTGATAGTTATTATACTATTGATGAGAGCTTGTAGTGGAGATTCATCCACAGACCCTAAAGATATAGTTAAGGTAGATGGAAAAGATTATGAACTATTAGAACAAAAGATAGATACAGTATTTGTTGAGAAAGTAATTGAAGTTCCAAAGTATGTACCTAAATATATTACAAAAGTAGAAACAGTTACGGTAGAAGTACCAGCTGATGTTGATTCACTTAAAGTAGTTGAAGATTACTACGCAAAATATATTGTAAAAGATACTTTAAATCTAACATATGATTTTGGACCTGAAATTACAATTGATTCATTAGGAACAAAACCGAATCCATCTTTAGGATTTGGATTTCTTACTGATACAATATCTCAAAATAGAATCCTAAGTAGAAAAATAGAATGGAACTTTCAGATTCCAACAATCTACAATACAAAAATAGTAAAAGAGTTACCCAAAAGACAATTCTATTACGGAGTTGGCGCTGATTTCAATAAAACCGATTTTATACAAAGTGCAAAATTTGGTATTTTATATAAAGACAAACAGGACAAAATATTTGGATTAAATTTAGGTGTACTAAATGCAAATAATAATGTAACTCCTTATGTTGGTGGTTCGCTATATTGGAAATTATCATTTAAGAAAAAGAAATAGATGGCATCCTTAAAGGAGATTATCAAAATTGAATATCAGAAATGTGCATCAGACCCGATTCACTTTATGAAAAAGTATTGCTATATCCAGCATCCTGTTAGAGGAAAGATACCATTTCATTTATTTGAATTTCAAGAAAGAACATTAACTCAATTTGATAAGGAAAGATATAATATAGTCCTAAAATCCCGTCAAACAGGTATATCTACCTTAGTGGCTGGATTTTCTCTTTGGAAAATGTTATTTAATTCTGATTATAATATTTTAATTATTGCAACAAAACAAGAAGTAGCTAAAAACTTAGTTACTAAGGTAAGGTATATGAATGATAACTTACCATCGTGGTTAAAGCAAACTGCTATAGAAGATAACAAACTATCTTTAAGATACTCAAATGGTTCTCAGATAAAAGCTACTTCAGCTGCTGGTGATGCTGGTCGTTCTGAAGCACTATCCTTATTAGTATTTGATGAAGCAGCTTTTATTGATAAAATTGAAGATATATGGGTATCCGCACAATCAACATTATCTACTGGTGGTAGTGCCGTTATTCTTTCTACTCCAAATGGTGTAGGAAATTTCTTTCATAAGACTTGGGTTGGAGCTGAAGAAGAAGAAAATGGGTTTAATACTATTAGATTACATTGGAGTGTACATCCTGAGAGAGACCAAAGTTGGAGAGATGAGCAAGAAAAACTATTAGGACCAAAAGGAGCAGCACAAGAATGTGATTGTGATTTTGTTTCTTCTGGTGATACTGTGATTGACCCACAATTACTAATGTTCTATAAAGAAACGCATGTACAAGAACCATTAGAAAAGACTGGATTTGATGGAAACCTATGGAAATGGGAATATCCTGATTATAACAAAGGTTATATGGTTGTAGCCGATGTAGCTAGAGGTGATTCTTCGGATTATTCCGCAGCTCATGTCTTTGATATAGAACAAGCATCACAAGTAGCTGAATATAAGGGTAAATTAGATACAAAAGATTTTGGAAACTTTTTAGTTTCATTAGCAACTGAATATAACAACGCATTATTAGTAGTTGAAAACGCAAATATAGGTTGGGCAGTAATCCAACAAATAATTGATAGAGCATATCCTAACTTATTTTATATGAGTAAGGATTTAAAATATGTTGATGTAGAAAATCAGATGACAAATAAATACCGAAGAGAAGAAAGAGGTATGGTAGCTGGTTTTAGTACTACATCTAAGACAAGACCTCTGATTATATCTAAATTAGATGATTATTTCAGAGAAAAATCTTGTATGGTTCGCTCATCACGACTTATAGATGAATTATTTACATTTATATGGAGTGGGAACAGAGCTGAAGCAATGAAAGGTTATAATGATGATTTAACTATGTCATTCGCAATAGGATTGTGGGTTAGAGATACCGCTTTGAGATTAAGACAAGAAGGTATCGATTTAACAAAACAAGCATTGGGTAATATTGGTCAAGAAACTCAAGGACAAGGTGTTTATGGTGGAGGAAGTACAGCAGATGGAAACCCTTGGACACAACGAATTGGTGATAAGGATGAAGATTTGACTTGGTTAATTAGGTAATAATGAAAAATTATATATTTATAGAGTAAGGAGTTAATTATGGATAATATTACAAAAGCATTATATTCAAATCACATTAACATCATCAGAAACGAATCTGAAGAGATAGAAGAGTACGATGTTGTAAACGAACAAGATGTTTCAGAACTTATTGAATTTTTGAAACACTACAAACCTGAGGTTAACGAAGCTGAGTATCAAGGTAGAAAAGTAAAACTTGGCAAACCAACTAGAGGTGATGTAAAGAAATTTAAAGTTTATGTTAAAAACCCAAAAGGTAATGTGGTTAAAGTAAACTTTGGACATGGTGGTTCATCTGCAAAGAAAGCAGGTCAGAAAACAATGCAAATCCAAAAGGATATACCATCGAGAAGAAAAGCATTCAGAGCAAGACACAACTGTGATAATCCAGGCCCAAGACATAAGGCTAGGTATTGGAGTTGTAGAGCTTGGTAATAAAGGTTATATAATTAAATTAAAACAAAATGGCAGATACTTCATTTTTCGGTAGATTAAGAAAACTATTTTCTACACAAGCAATCGTTAGAGTCGATGCAAAGGGTAGAAGAAAGGTTTCTGATGTTGAAGAGAGACAAAAAACAAACTTATCTCATCTTAGAGACCGATATACAAAATTACAAAAAGGATTTTACGAACAATCAGGCGCAGCACAATCATTAGCGTATCAACAAGTTCGTAGGGAATTATTCAGAGATTATGATGGAATGGATAATGACCCAATATTAGCATCAGCGTTAGATATATATTCTGATGAATCAACACTTAAAAACGAATATGGTGATATTTTAACAATTCGTTCAACAAATGAACAAGTACACCAAATATTAAACAACTTATTTTACGATGTATTGAACATTGAGTTTAATCTTTGGCCTTGGGTTAGGAATATGTGTAAATATGGAGATTTCTTCTTAGCATTAGAAATGGCTGAGGGTAAAGGTATAGTAAATGTATCTCCATTATCTGTTTACAATACAGAAAGATTAGAAAATACAGACCCTAACAACCCAAACTATGTAAAGTTTCATGTAGAGGATGATGCATTAGGTAAAGTTGATTATGAAAACTATGAAGTAGCACACTTTAGATTATTAGCAGACACAAACTTTTTACCATATGGTAAATCAATGATTGAAAATGGTAGAAGATTATGGAAACAATTATCTTTGATGGAAGATGCTATGTTAATCCATAGAATAATGAGAGCACCTGAAAAGAGAGTGTTCAAAATTGATATAGGTAACATCCCACCAAATGAAGTGGATAACTATATGCAAAGAATCATCAACAAAATGAAGAAGATTCCTTTTGTTGACCAAAATACAGGTGATTACAACCTAAAATATAACATACAAAACCTTACAGAAGATTTTTACTTACCAGTTAGAGGTGGTGATAGTGGTACTAACATTGAAAACCTATCAGGTTTAGAGTTTAGTAACATAGAAGATATTGATTATCTTAAAAACAAACTATTTGCAGCTCTTAAAATACCGAAAGCTTACTTAGGATATGAAGAGCAGGTTAATGGTAAAGCAACTTTAGCAGCTGAAGATGTTAGATTCGCAAGAACTATTGAAAGAATTCAAAGAATCGTAATATCAGAGTTAACTAAAATAGCTATAGTTCATTTATATTCACAAGGTATTACAGATGCAGATTTAACTAACTTTGAATTAGGATTAGTCAATCCATCATTTATATATGAGCAAGAAAAATTAAATCTTTGGAATGAAAAAGTTAGATTAGCACAAGATATACAAGGATTAAATATGTTATCTAAAGAATGGGTTTATGATAATATCTTTAAACTAAGTAGAGGTGAATCTGATAAACAAAGAGAAACAATGATTGAAGATTTAAAAGATAGATTTAGATTCCGTTCAATTGAAGATGATGGTTCAGACCCTGCTAAAGAAGATGAAGAGCCAGAAGATGTTGAAGAATCTTTAGAAAATCTAAAAAATGAATTGAAAAATAAAGGTGGTAGACCAAGAGAAGGTAATACTTATAAGAAAGACAAACATCCTTATGGTAGAGACCCTCTTGGAGATGAAGAACGCAAAAATGCGTTAAAGAAGGAAACAAGGTTATCACCCGATAAAATTAAGAGTATAGTTAATGGTGTTTCATCAAAACGAAAGTTTCTTAAAGAAACAGATATGTTGGATGAGAGTAACATTATAGAGGAATAATTCTCTTTAATAAATATTTTTATATTTATATTAGAGATTTAGTATTCTATCAAATTAGGAAGTAAAATGAAAAAAATTAAACATAGTAAGTTTAAGAACACTGGAATTTTGTTTGAGTTACTTGTCAGACAGATAACTTTTGAGGTCTTAAATGGTGATAAAAAAGAAAACGCACAAAAAATTCTTAAAGAATTTTATAATAATAAAACCGAACTAGGTAAAGAGCTAAGGTTGTATCAAATGCTATCTGAGGAAAAGTATAAATCAGAGGGTAGAGCAGAAAAATTCATTGATACTATTTTAGAAGCTAGAAAAAGAATTAATTTAAAAGGATTAACTAAAGAAAAATACAATTTAGTTAAAACAATTCAAGAATCTTTTGATATTAATCAATTTTTATCATCACCGATTACAAATTATAAGGTGATGGCATCAATATATAAGATATTTGAATCACAAAGTAAAGAAAATTACGATGTCAAAGATATATTTAACTCAAAATATACTATCGTAGAAGGTTTAATAGGTGGTGAAATAGAAAACAAAGCACAACTTATTGAAGATAAAACAATTTCTGAGTTTAAAACTCAAAATAAAGAAGAAAGATTCTTAACATATAAAGTATTGTTAGAAACTTTCAACAAAAAACATCAAAAATTAAATGAATCTCAAAAATCATTGTTAAAAAATTATATTAACAATGTAAGTAATACTTCCAAATTTACAGAATACTATACTCAACAACTCAAAGAAGTCGTTACTCAGTTGGTAAAACAACATAAAGAGGTCAAAGATAAGGTTACGAAAATAAAGTTAAAAGAAACTATCAATGTTTTGAGAAAAACAAAAATTGGTAGGGTAGTTTCAGACAATCAGGTTTCTGCTATGATGATAGCATACGAATTGATTAGCGAAATAAAAAATGTTAGAAACAAAAATTAAAGAATACATTCGTAAACTTGTCCAAGAAATGGATGAAGAGTTAGATGAAATCACAACAACCGCAAATATTGATGGTTTCAATACTCCTTACGCTTTCCTGAACAAAAAATCCAAAAAAGATAAAGAAAAGAGGAAAAGAACAGCCACTCAAATGGGTTACACTATTGTTGGTGAAGGTAGAAAACCAAAAAGACCTGTAAATAGATGGTTAGAGTTAAAAAATGATGAAAGTAGAACTCCCAATCAAAAGCTGGCTTTAGGATTAAAGGAATTAAAATATCAATTAGCTGAAGTTGAGATGTTTTTTAGATGGTATAACAAAATTCGTTCTATGAATGAATTAAGTAAAGATAAATATTGGAAAAGAACAAATCGTCATATTTATAATGTGAAGGAAAGGTTAGTTAACATAGCAAACAATATAAAGGAGTTAGACCAATGAAAATAACAAAAGAAAGATTAAAAGAAATCATTAAAGATGTTTTGGTTGAAGAATCAGAATATCAAAAATTCTTTGCAAAGGCATTAAAAAAGAGTGGTAAATCCATTCCACAAATGTCTGATGAAGAAAAAAAGGCATTTTTTAACAAAATCGATGCTGCTTGGAAAGGCAAAGGCGAGAAAAAAGAAGGTTAAAAAATGACATTAAAGGAATTGAAGCAAATTGTTAAGGAGGAAATCCATAACGAAAAGTTAGGGATATACAAAGAAGAAATTTCCACGTCTGA